TAAGCTCCACCAACTGAACCAGTAATCCAGTTTTTGTATCTTCTATCTTCAGTTTCAGAAGCTCTATATCTTACGTGTAAGAAAGGACGTCTGATGTTAGATCCTAACATTTGATCGTAAACTGTAGAAGTTCCAGCAGGAACTAAAACACCATCAATTGCTTTAGATAAACCTCTAGTAGAAGCATCATTAAGATATTTCCAATCAGTTTTATAAAAGTCATAAGAACCTCTTCTAAAACCAGAGAATCCAAAGTTAAGCGCCATTTCTTCTTCATTGTCAAAAAGACCGTAAGAAGCTGAAGCAGTAGAAGCATAACCTCCACCAGCCATAGCCGCGATCATATCATCAAAATCTAAAGCAGTTTGTCTTTGTAAGAAAAGCATGTTTTCTTCAATAGCACCTTGCTTATCTAAGTTTTTAAGGATTTCATCAAAATCACCCATTGCACCAGAACCTGGAGCAGCAGCACCTGCAAAACCTTGATATACATTACCTCTTGCTTCGATAGCAGCAAAAAGACCTTGTGTACCTTTTAAATTCGCTGTCCATGTAGCGGGAGAAAAAGCATGACCTGCTAATTCACCTTCAACTAACGCCATTTCCATGTAATCTTCAAATCTTAGTCTAGTTTCAGACTCAGCTTTTAAATACCATAAGTATCCTGATGTGCCATCTTCAGTAGCAACTTCAACCCAACCAATTTGAGAAGCATCAGAACCATTTACTTGATACTTATCTCTAATTATAATTGGAGAATTAGAATACTCTTGAAAACCTGGAGTTATAGAAATAGTAGAAGCATCATCAGATCCTTTTTCCCATTCTGAACCATATACAAATACACTCAAGTCACCAGCAACATTCAACGCTTGAATAGCAGCACTGAAAGTAGCAGCATCATAAGGAGTAGCTGTAATTGTAGTAGCTCCAATTGCTGTTACGATAGCTTTTTGTGTAATCAATCCAGTTGCATTATCAGAAACCAAAATTGTTTGGTTAACTTTAACTACGTGATTAGTAGCTGGAGCTGTTAGTGAAACTGTTAACTGATTAGCTGCATTACAACGTACCACATTATATGCTACGTGTAATCTATTTTGTTCAGACCAAATAACTTGATCAGATGTCATTGGCATTTCAGCACCAACCATTCTTAAGAAACCTGATAACGTCCTGTTACCATATCTCTCTACCTCTTGCTCATAAAGCTCAGGTAAATATTGTTGAGCCCAATCAGACGTACCGTCTGCAAAATTCAGATAGTTATCTGAAAGTGTCATTCGTCTTTGACTAGGCACCAACGATGCGGGAAAACTCCCACCTGTTACAAAACTCATAATTTTTAATTTTTAGTTTAAGTTGTTTTTCGTTTTTTAATTTTTAACTTAGAACTATCTACACCATTAATTGCTTTTACTTTTAACCCATTAATAAATATATCTCCTGAAGGCGCAGAGCGAGCTTCATTACTTATATTTTTAGATTTAGCCATTATATCTTTAGTTGCATCGGCTTTACCTTGCTCGTAAAAATGATTAGCTATGTTATCAGCATTAGCAGCAGTGTAAAGGGCTTTGTGATACCCTTGTAAATCATTAACAGATCCATCCTTGTTTAAGAACTTCTTAACAAAATTAGATAATGCAGACTGATTTTCCATTACACCATTTACATCATTTACGTTATACCTAAATTTCTTTTCTCCTAAACTATATTCAAAACCTTTGAAATCTTTAGAAAAATAATTTTTGGTATTTTGTTTAAATTGATTATGGCGTTTTTGTATTTCACCCTGTTCTTTGTTATATCTATTGAAAAAGTCCATAGCTTTTTGTTGGTCTTGAGTAACGCCCGGTCTCAACTTGATCTCGTCGTAATACTTCTTTTTCGTTTCCTCTAAAAAGTTTCTGGCTTTAGCAATTTCTTCTTTATAAGCGAGTTTTTTTCTCTTTATATCTCGCTCTTCATCCATATCTTCATCATAAGAAAATTTATCTTCCATAAGGAATTTAACTTCTTCTGGTTCAAGATGTGGTCTAGTCTTTTTATAATATTCATTTAGTAATGCGTCTTCACTAACATTGGAATAATCAGCGTTTAATCTAACATAATCTTCTATATTACCACCAGTTTCGTTCATAAAATCTACTAGTTTTTCTATGTTTTCTGGTAATTCTATATTAGGATTTTCAGCGATTTGTTCTTGTAATTCCTCAACAGTTTCTTCTTGTGCGTTAATTTCAGTAATCTCTTCTATTACTGGGTTTTCCTGTTTGACTTCAGGTTCTTGTACTTCTTCTTTTGTATCGGACTCCCGTACTTCTGAAACCACTCCTTTGCTACTTGTCTCGTCTTTGGGTTCTTCGACAGGAACATTGCTTGCATTTGTTGTTGATTCTTGAACGGCATTATCTTCAGTTTTAGTTTCTTCTTTTTTAGATAAATCTACTTTTACAGGTTCATCTTTTTTAGTTAGTTTTTTAGGTTTCTTTTTAATTTTAAATTCACCTTGTTCTAACTCTCCTGTAGGAGTTTCTTTTATTTCTTCTGACATAATATAATATAATAGTTAATAATTGTTTATTCTTGAACTACATCTACTTGCTCTTGCATTACCATTCCTGGTGGTGGTGCCATTGGTTGTTCTGCACCACCTACATTTTCAGTAGATTTAGATTCAAAATCTGTTGGTAATAAACCATTTTTTCTTTGGTCTATCATTTTGCTTTGTTGAGTACCTGTAATTCGTACTCTTTCGTCTTTACGATTTTCTATTTCTTTTTCTTTTTCTCTTTGAGTTGCTATTTCCATTTGCTTTAATTGCATATCATACTTGAATCTTTCAGCCATTAATTCTTTTTCTAACTGATTATTTGTTTGCATGCGTTGTATTTCAAACTGGGACTTAGCTTGTTCAAATTGAATATTAGTTTCATTTAAAGCTTGATTTTTCTGAACTTCTGCCATAGCAGCTTTTTCAGCTGATTCAGCATTTGCTTGCGCTTGTGCTTGAATCATAGCTTCTTGATGAGCTTCTTCTGCTTTTTGTTTTTCTTTACGTCTTTTCTTTAATAATTCGTTTGCTAATTTTAAATTATTAATATTTCTAATATCAATAGCGTCTTCTAAATCTATACCTCCTTGTTGTAAAGCCATTTGAATGTTTTGTTCTAACATAGCTTTTTCTTCTTCGTCTGGTTCTAAATCTATAAATATACCAAAATCGTGTAGATTTAATTTTGATAACTCATCTAACGTGTGTATATTGTAATTAGATATACTATTTTGTAACACCATTCTTGTAAGCGGAAACATTAAAGCATCAGCAGCTCTAAATGATATATTTTCACAGGTTTTTAAAGTTAAAAATAAACTTGCTTGTAATATATGACGTGTAGCTGTATTAGAGTTTGCAGCTGCTAATTTTTGCAAACCAACAAGTGAATCAGGATCTGGACTACTTGCATCTCTAGCTTCATTAAGTCCGGTTACATCTCTTATCATTTGTAAATAATACTGATAAGTTTGTATTAATGATTGTATTTTCGCTTGTGATGCGCTAGTTTGTAATTCTTGAATAGGAACTTTACCCATATTAGGATCACCATCTTGCGTCATTGATCTACCTACAATACTACCAGTTTGAAAATACATATTCAAAGCTTCCGCGGGGTTGTAATTTGTACCATTACCAAGATCAACTTCTGCTAATCCATCCATATCTACAAAAACACCATCAGGAACCATACGTGATAGTACTTGTTGTAGCTTTAAATGAGTCATTTGGATCATATCCGCAAAACCAGTTACTCTACTAACTAACGACTCTATTCTACCTCTATACATTCTAGGAGCTACTAAATTATAACTCATATTTACTTTAACACTATCAGCTTCTGGACGAGTCATATTCTTAGCCATTTCCCATTTAAGCATATCTTCAAATCCTAAAATTTTAGCACCAGAATATAATACTTCTATTGATCTAAAAGCTTTTTTATAGTTATCTCCTTCGGGAGCGTTTAAGAAAGTATCTTGTTTTTCAATAACTTTTTCTAAACCTACATTAGTTTCTTTAATTTTAAAAACTTGATTAGTGTAACTTTTCCATTCAAAATATAATACTTGTACAGTATTATCATCATATCTACCATTCCATCCTCTACTATATTCTTGACTGCCTTCGTATTTTTGTATTCTAGCTAATTGTTCTTCAGTTAAATTAGGAAATTCTTTTTTAAGTTCAGGTAAGCTAATACTTTTTACTTCACCTACATAATATAAATCTTCAAAATTAGGATCTTCTGTATACGACCATACCATATTAGCAGGATCACAATAGTCTATTTTAATCCCTTCTGATCTATTAAATGTTGTTTTAACAGCAGCAATACCTAAAACACATAAATCATAATTTAATCTTTTTCTAACTAAGTGGTACTTATTTTGATCTAACACTTGATTAATTAACTCTTCTTCAGCAATTTCAATAGATTGTTTATAGTTTAATTGCATATGAGTTCCTAGTTCATCTATAGATTTAGGAGCATCTTTAGTGTCTTTACTTTTTCTTATATCAATCCCAAAAGATTCTTGAACAGCTTCATTATATCTAGCAGTTTCTATATCATCAATAATGTTTTGAGCATATTGAGTACGTTTACGCATAGATTCAGGATCTTGAGCAAATGTTTTTACTTCATAACTTCTTTGAGATATACCATTTACAACAATATCTACAAACTTAGGTATAATAGGTACAGGTTTCCAATCAAGATTTAAATATGATAAATCACCATTTATAGATAATTCATCTTTATACTTTTGTATAGACTGTTCTCCTCTAGCGTATAATCTTCTATTATGAAATTGATTGTAATTAGTTTGAAAACGATAACCACCGCCTCTGTAATTTCTAAACCACTCACCTTCTATCGCTCTACCGACGGCTAATCCATATTCCCATGTAGCTTTTTCCGCTTCAGGTACTACCTGATCTGGAAAAGTACTATTCATGTTAGTGTAAATTTGCATTTATTTTATAATTTTTGATATTGATCCTTGATTGTCGTATTTTTTAAAATCTAATTTAACAGGTTTTTTAAACGTATAAGGTACAGGTCTATATTTATTTTTATTACATGCCATTATAGCAAGTCCTGAACTAATAGTAGCATCATACTTAGTTCTTTGGTTTATGTTAAATTTTGCCCAATCTTCTAATGTTCTTTGAAAATACATATCACCATAACCAGTTTCTAATAAACCTACATAATCTTCTATGTAAGATTCAATAGCGGCTGCATGTGCTTGTTTTATATCTTCACTAGAGTTTGGTATTCCTCCAATTTCTTTTTCAGCTACAGATAGTTTATATGTTAACTTATCTGGTCTATTCATTGAAAATCCTCTATAACCTCTACGCTTTAAATAATATAATAATCTTGGTTTATTATTTTCTGCTAGTATCGGCATACCATAAAAAACCAAAGCCATAAGAACATCTTCAAAGAATATTTCAGCTGTTTGTGGTCTTGCTACGTATTCTAAAAAGAAATGATTTGGTTTTACATTTTCCATAGAAAATTTAGTTAATCCATGAAGCGCACCATTTGAACCTTTACCATCTACAGTTCCACTAATATCATAACTATCACAACCAAAAGCTCCTATGTGTTCATTACCAGGATATTTAATACCATTTTTAATTACTACATTATTTTGCATATGATTGTCTGGCACCCAACTTATTTTAAATCTTCCCTTAGGATTTGGATAAAAAATTACTTTAGTATCTTTAACACCGTTTTTCCATTGAAAGTTCCCAGTGGTAACGTTAGCAACATTGTTTATTTCCTCATTATAATCTATTTGTTCGTAGATTTTAACTAAATTAAATAATGAATCTTTTGTTTCATCTCTAAAAGCATGAGCTTCAGTTCTTGGAAATTGCCTATAATATTCGTTTAAACTATCTTGATCGCTTTTTAATCCTTCAACTTCGTTTTCCCAGTGCTCAATAACGCCAATTTCAATTGGGATATTATCAATTCCGAGGATTTTATCTTTTGGCGTTGTGAATACAGGAAGTCCAAAAGAATCCATGAATCCTTCGTAGTTCCATTCCATAGGTATGAACAAAGAGTAGAGTCCAGAAGACGTTTGTCCATTTCTATTTCTTTTTGTAACGTCTGAATTGTAGTATAATTTTTTGAAGTTGTCTCCACCTTTATCTAATGCATTTGATGTTGAGCCCATCATACACTTACCTACAATCTTACGACCTAGTCTTAATGTAGTTTTTGTAACTCTCCAGTTATTTAATATATTATCAGGTCTCTCCCATTTACCACTTTCATCATGTGCTAATAATTTTAGCTTTTCACCATCGTAAGAGTTATCACCTGTATTTTTCCAATCTATTGTAGTATCAAGCCCTTGTAGTTCACGAAGTTGCTCATTGGTTTCAAGTTTCCTTCGTGTAAGCTTTGACGCTGGTACTCTATAGGCGAGCTCGGTTTTAGGACGATCCATTCCGTCTTGGATAGGTTTGAAGAAGAACGGATAATTAACACTAATGGGTACGACTTTGTCTGTGAACATTTTTTTAGCGTCTGCACCACTTTTAGATAAGATTCCAAACCTCGAGTCGGAACTAATAGTGGCCAAGTTGACAAGTTCTGAAGACGCCATGAACGAAAAACCACTCCTTCTATTTTTAAGATAACACATACCGTAACACCTGTTATCTGCTTTACACGCTTCCCAGAAGATGAAAAATAATCTGTTTGCCTCTCTATATTCTGGTGCTCCGATATCGATCTTTGACCACTGCAAGTACATGTAATGAGTACCAGTAATATATATAGGATTGCCATTATTATAGAACCAATAACCTTCTTCTCTACGTCTAAATTCTTCATCTATATAATCAAACCATTTTTCTTTAAAATCTGTTGGGTATTCATCCCAATCAAATCTACTTTTAATTCTACTTAATTCTTTTGGGTATTCTTGTCTTTCCCAATATTGTTCCTTTTTATCTTTGCTTCGTTTAAAAGGTTTATCTTCTGCTGGTAAAGCAATCCTAAGATTTTGTATTTCAATGATCTGTCCAATTTTACCTGTTTTACTTATCACTACAAAATCATAATCGGGGTTGTATCCATACTCCCATTTCTTATATCTATTTTGCTTAGATAATATTTTAGGATTAACTACATCTTTTATTTCACTCCATAAAGTTTGTTCGTAACTCACTTACTCCTCCCTTCAGCAAAACCTTTAAAACTTCTTTCTTCTTTCTTTTCTTCTTTTTTAGGTTTATCCTCTAGCATTTCTTTTTCATTCTCAATACGAGTTAGTATTTCAAAAGCATCAAATATAGCTAACTTTTTTGTAGCTGCAGCATTTTTAAGGCGGTCTGCAGATACATCATCACCAGAATCAACAATAGCTTCTTTAGCTACTTTAATTAATTCCTCAACTGCTTTTTGCCCAGCTTGGATTATTTTCTTTTTCGTTTCCTTCGTATTCATGAGTTAAAGCTATATCATTAGATTTCATACAATAAAGGCGTTCACCTTCTACAATAAACTCAAATTCAGAGTTAGGTGTAAACACCACAAGTGCTCCAGGTTTCAATCCTACAGCTTCTAAAGAACTATTAGAATATTTTAATATACCAAAGTATTCTTTTTCTTTTCTGTTATATAGAGTGTTTATTTCTTTAATAGGAGATACAAAACAATAATTTAAATGGCATTTTAGGTTGTACATATATATTTGATCTAATGAACAAAAATATAAATCATCTTTAAAATAAAGCGCACTATTTCTTTCTCTGCCTTTTTGATCATACCATCTTCTAAAAATATTATGATGAACATAAACTTCATCTCCACATTTTATATCTGTATCAAAAGCCGCAGGAGTAGAAACTACAATTGCTTTTTTGCTAACAAAACTATGATTTTCAATAGTAGTATTAATAATAAGCTGCTTATCATCAACTTGTCGTATATTGTCATACCTTTCTTTTAATGGTTTAACAATAAATTGGTATAAACTTTTCATTAATATTCCAAATCATATTCTACAGAAATAGCCATATTAGAATTAAACTTCTTCCAAGGAAGAACTTCTTCATTTTTCTTTATGTATATATTATATGAATCATCTTTTTCATCATGTAATATATTACATATTATATGACCACCATAAACTTGTTGACTAACAGAATAATGCATTGCTTCATTTTTGTAATCCGAGCCAATGCTTATTTTTCTTATTATACTAGACATGACTTACTGCTACTTCTTCTTCGTTTTCTATTTTCGTATAAGTACCGTCTTCTACATTTATATTAACAGCGCCATATTGTTTTTCTAGTTCTTTTTTTAAAGCCTCAACACCTTCATTAACATCTGCTATTTTATGAAGTAATGCGTGCTTTTGACTTTCTAAAAGACCTAATTCATGTAATATGCTATTCAATTCTGTTTGTTGATCTTGAATATTTTTTAATTGCTCTTCAGTTATTTTATTTTCCATTTAATTTAATTTAATTATTTAATTTATTCTTCTGTAGGTGGATCATCTGGGGTCCACTCTGGAGTAGCTAGCAAAGCTAAGATACCAGCGTGGTCATAAGTCTGAACAGGCGTTAACGAACCGTTAGTAATAAAGCTTGGCTCTACCTGATAAGACAAAACACCCTGCGTGTTAGCCACGTTTCTTCTCATAGTTTGAGCAGAAGACTGATTTACTTGACTGAACAAAACAGCGTTTGTATCAGACAAGTTTATTACTGCATAAGTTGTTGCCATTGTTTAATTGTTATTTGTTAATTACTTGTTATTTATATATTTACTTATTTTAAAATCTTTTTACTATCCAGGTACACTAGTTTCTCTATCTGTATAATCCATATTCACTGAAAAGCTATTATTGCTAGAGTTTGGTGCGTTACCGGTTAGGTTTGCATCTATAGCCATATTAGTAGAAGTTCCATTAGCAGTTGAATTAGGGGCGTTACCTTCAAGTGAATTATCACTAAGCCCGTTGCTAGTAGTATTATTTAGTGTGCTTATTAAATCTGGACATATCCAGTTGCTACCATCGTAATAACTATCACTACCTAAACTCCACCAGTGATTGGGTTGTGGATTAAAATTAGATAAATTTCCTGGAACACCGCCATTATATAGTTTTAAAACTTCTGTTGATGTTAATGTTTTATCATATAATGAAACATTACTTATATTACCATCAAGGTATTCGTTATATCCATTGTTACCTATTTTTAGATTTTCAGCAGTTGACGCTCTTATAGTTCCTGTTTGCGCAACTGTAGCTTCTAAATTACCATCAACATATAGTTTAATGTTACTACCATCATAAGTTCCTACAACGTGATACCAAATATTGCTTGCGTTAATAAATGAATTTATTGGTGTAACTACACCTGTTCCTGAATTATTAAATAATTGAAAAGCTAATCCTCTATTAGAACTCCATTGAAAAAGCTGCCAAACTCTACCACCTAAACCATCTACTGAAGCTATACATTCATAAGCAGAACTTCCGTCAAATTTTGCCCAAGCAGATACACTAAAATTAGATAATCCTGTTCCAAATGTACTAGATGAAAAATCAAGTTCGTCTCCTGTTCCATCAAAATACATACTATAGCTATTATACGGTACTTGGCGAGTAAGGGTGGATGTAACTAAATTAGAAGTGTCCATACCTGAACTCTCACCATTTAATGCAGAAACATTATTGTTAACAAGGTTCTGCTCTGTCATACCTGAACTTATAGCTGCTTCTGTACTTACAAAAGTGTTTACTTTAGTTGCTCCATTGTTAGTACCATTATTACTACCTACGCTGTCTTGTATTCCTGTTGTAGTGTTATCTAACTTCCACCAAGCTACAGGTGAACTTGATATACTTGTTTCAGGTGTTCCATTGTTATATAGTGCTGTTACTGCTGAAGAATCTAAAGCTGTGTTAAAAATAGCAGCATTTGAAACAGCGCCATCATAATAAGCAGTATCACCACTTCTTGACCCTATTGTTAAATTACCTAAACTTCCACTCATAGAATAAGAAATTAAAGAGTTAGTAGTTTTTAAAACACCATTTAAATATGTTTTTATTTCAGGAGTTCCAGAAACATCTAACGCAACAATAACATTATACCATTGACCCTCAACAATTGAACTATCTATTGTAGCAGAAAAATAACCTTGTGAAGGTGATGTAATACCCCAAGTATATTTAATACTGTTAGTAGATGGTTGGTAATATATTGAAGGTCCGTGATTTCTTATGTTTGCAGCTCTCGTGTCTAAAATACCCTCACTTGCTGAACTTGAACCTACATCTGCTTTAAACCAAACTGAAACACTTGCATCATTAGCACCAACTAAACCACTAACTGTTCCAAAAGTTACATTATCACTTTCACTTTTAACAAAATCTAAAGCACTATCAAAACCAGCAGGATATTTCTGATTCTCTACTTCCCAATTAGTACCATCAAATATTTCATTGTTATCAAGTTTATACCACGCTTTTAGGTTATCAGTGGCTATAGCAGTTGTTAGGGGTACACCATTGTTATATAGTGTTTCTACTTGTGAAGATGATAATGCTGAATCCCATATTTGAACATTACTTTGTTCGCCATTTGGAGAAAGATTTCCTGAAGATTGATAAGCACCAATAATTAAATCTCCAGTGTTGTAAATTATATCCCCTGTTTCTGCTGTTCCGCTTCCTATTTCTTCTCCATTTACATAAAACCTAACATATGAGCCATCATAAGTTCCCACTAAATGATGCCAACCAGTGTCTGTTAGATTCACTGATGAAGCTATAGGAGAAACAACAACCCCTGTTGAAGTAAAAATATAGAATCTTGGTTGATTTGCTCTTGTTATTCCATAACTTCCATTGCTTCCATTATAATCTTTATTTACAGCATAACTAAACGTATTACTACCAGTTTTCCAATTAACCCATACTGAAACAGTTAAATCTGTTGTTGGTTCAATACTTGTTGATCTATTTACTTTTATGTAACTTGTGCCAGAAATATCAAAACTCTGTGGATATGCTGAAACTGCATCTGGTATTTGCCAAGTACTTGCTGCATCAGCTCCCCAATTTGCTGATTGGTCTAACTTATACCAAGCTTTTAGATTAGCTTCTTGTGGTTGTGTTCCTGTTAGTGGTACTCCTGAATTATAAAGTGTAGTAACTTCTGAAGATGAAAGTGCTGTGTTCCAAATTTGTGTATTACTTATTTGACCTTTGAAAAAAGTTGTAGAATTTCCATCTGCTCTTTTACCTATAAAAAAACCAGTTCCAGCAATACCTATACCTGTTGAACCTGTACTTGCGACAGGTTGTCCATTAAAATAATAAACATATGATGTACCATCCCAAGTTAAAACAATTTGATTCCACTCATTAGCTGTAGATGTAAAAGAATTAAAAACTTGTTGATTTATTTTACTTACTCCAGATAATTTAAAATTAACTGCAAATTTACTTGCAGCTTCATCAGTAATGATTTGCAAACTTGTATTTGAATCAACAGTTAAATCTATTAATCTATCATTATCATCAACACCTGATTTTTCTTCTTTTTTTAACCATATACTTGTGCTAAAAGATGAATTTAAAATACTTGAATCTAAAGAATTTATGTCTATAAAATCACTACTCCCATCAAAATCAAAAACACTTGCATCTGGTACTGCTATATTAGGGACGCTTAATGTGTTACTTGAGTCCCCACCGGTACTAGCATTTCCACCTAATGGGTAATACGCGATAGGAGCAGGTTTTAAAGTCATTGGGTTTATTGGTGATCCTGAATTATATAGTGAAGCTATTTGTGTAGAAGAAAGAGCGTAGTCAAATAAACAACATTGAGATATTTCTCCAACCCACTTGTATTGTGTGTCAGTATCCCATTGTTTTCCAATCATTAAATTATTATTTGGAACAGGAAGAGGAGTAGAGTAAGAGGCTGTGGAACTTTGCAATTGTCCATTAATATACATTTTCATGGTAGTTCCATCAGCTATTCCAACTACGTGATACCAAACATCATTTGAAATTACATTATCACTTAATATGTTTGTAGATCCATCAGCTATAAATCTAAATTTTCCTGTATTATCTAATCCAAGTAAATATATAAAAGTAGAACTTAAGCCATTTCTACTTCCAAAAATACCTGCATAACTCGGTGCTGAAGAGTCTTTTTTAACCCAAGCAGATAAAGTAAATTTATCATAGGCAGTAGCTGACCCACAGTTTATTGATTCAGTTCCATCAAAACCTAAACTATAACTCTCAAATTTACTTTGGTTCTTTTCATTTGGCATACGCCAAGTAGGTGCTTTCCAAGTTGTTGCCATACGTATATATTAATCTCCCATTCGGTACCACG